GCAAAAGCGCACCCAGCACGCCCACCAGAGGCGCGAGAATCAGCATGATCATAATTACCTCAGTTAAAGCGAGCGGATCCCGTAGGACTCAATGTGGTCAGACAGCGTGTCTTCTTTCTCGTACAGCATGGCTCTGCCAACCGCCATAATCAGTGCAACTGCACCATCGATTTTATTTTCCGCCTGCTCCTTAATAGGCTTCACCACGTCATCGTTACCCGGAATGGTTTTGCCGACCACGTTGCCGATACACCAGGTCATGATGGGATTGCCGTCATGATGAAAGCGACCCGATTCAATCGCCGCTTCCAGTTCTTTCATCGGATCGGACATGTTGGTGTAATTCTGGATGATAGTGACGGGATTCAGGTTTTCATCAGCTAGATCATGTGAAAGCCCGGTGGCACCAAATGGATCAATGGGGGATTCGCTGACCGGGTTCAGTTTGTTCGCAGCTTTGGCCTCTTCAAGGATGTAGCGGTAATCCACCTCCGCACCATCAGTTACTGTCAAAAAGCCCATTTCAACCCATTTCTGAAAACGTTCCGCAGTACGGCGATCCTCATTTTTCTCAACACTGTAGACCGTGTCATACGGCACCCAGAAACGTGGCGCCACGCTGTAAAAATGCGTTTTCCCGTCTATTTCACGGGTAAATAACCTCGCCATGCTGTTCATGTCCAGCTTACGAGCCAGATCGAACGCCAGTACGCAGGGTTGACCCTCAAACAGTTCCAGCGTCAGCGTCTTATCCTCACAGTTTTGCCAGGAAACCAGATTAAAGAATGCTGTGCGGGCGGCAACCCATACATTGAGATGCTTCGTTTTGAACACACCCGCATGGCGGGCATTGTTAATAGCACGCTGTTGCTGACTGAGAAGGAAGTCACGGTATACTGACACCCCAATGTTCGGGTTTGCTTTCTCCAGCACTTTTGGATCTGTCCAGTCATCCCCTTCATCAACCGTGTAAATCACGCCAAAAAGTTCGTTGTTCGGCACCGATCCGTTCAGCATCTCAATCACTTCGCGTCGCTTGTCGTAACACGGCCCCTCGATGTTGTAGCCCGCCGTGGTTATTGCCCACATCAGCGGCTGTCGGCGCGCGCCCATACCTGTAAGCATTGTTGTGTAGAGCGCATCCGTAGGGTGTTCGTGGTATTCGTCAACTATTGCGCAGTGCGGTGATGCCCCGTCCCCGGGGTTGCCGATCAACGGCTCGAAGCGGGCACCATCCTCCGGACGGTTCAGGTTTGAGGCATTCACCTCTATACCGAATGCCTCCACCAGTAGTGGTGTGCGCTTACACATCAGACGCGCGGGACGAAATACCTCCCACGCCTGTTTTTCAGTCGTGGCGCCGGAGTATACTTCCGCACCGAATTCGTTATCACAGGTGAAACAGTAGAGAGCTACACCAGCTGAAATAGCCGATTTCCCGTTCTTACGTGGTATCTCTGTGTAGACCTCACGAAAACGACGAAGCTTTGTTCCCTTCTGTACCCAGCCAAAGGCACAGCACACGATGAAAAGTTGCCACGGTTCCAGGGTAATCAGCATACGTTTGAACGCCCATTCACCTTTTGTATGTGGAAGTAACTGAATAAACTTTGCAGCTTTCTCAGCCATGTCTTTATCAAAGCGGTACCGAAACCTTTTACTCTTCTCCGCCGCCATATCATCAATGTGACGCTGGCAGGCCTGAATGACATACTGACATGCCGTGATTTTTCCCCGCACAACGTTGCGGGCATACTGATTAGCGGCGTTAACGTTGGGATATGATTTCCGGCTCATGAGTTGATCATCTTCAGGAATGGGTTAGATGTTTTCTTCTGTCCGGCCAGACCAATAAGGCGCTGTCGACTACTGGGGTCAAGGCCCAGCATAGAACCAGTAGAACTCATCTCCGATTCCTGTTCTTTCTTGGCAGTAAGTTCAGGGTTCTTTATTTTCCCCCCCATAGCGCCAGTTATGGTGTTACCTTCTTTTGCGATATTTTTTACTGCTCTCCGCCAGAACTCGTAGGCGACACACCAGCGCTCCAGTACAGCCAAATCCGTAACACACAGCAGTCCCTGACCACACAATTCTTTGGTGGTCAGTTCCCACATAACTGATGCCAGAGGCATATCTTCTTCGTTAAACCAGTCCGGAGGAGAAACCCCATTTATTGGTGTGAATACTGGTTCTTCTTTATTCAGGGCTCGCTTTCCGGGGTTCCCGGCCAGCTCCTTGCGCGCCGTAGGCTTGGGGCGACGCCCGGAACGCCCCGCCGTTCCAGCCATATGCGGCACTCCTGGTTAAATTTCATTTTTCGCGGGTATAAAAATTCGAGGGGGCGGGCAGTCCGGAAGACGTCAGGTCACAGGGATTTGACCCGCCCCTTCCCTCAGACAGTTGAGAATTATTATCACTTCAGACGCTCACGGGCTGTCTTAGCCTTATGGCATGGCCAGCACAGACTTTGCAGATTACTGTCTGTATCCGTGCCGCCATGCGCTTTGGGAATAATATGGTCGACAGTTTTCGCCTCACGTACCACACCGGAACGCAGGCACAACTGACATAAACCTTTATCACGCTTCAGTACACGCGCACGGATAACGTCCCACTTCGTACCATAACCGCGCTGATGGCGGGATTGTCCTGGCTTGTATTGTTTCCAGCCCTCGCTTCTGTGACTTTCACAATATCCGGATGGATCTGTTGTTGTACTGCGACAGCCGCGAACACGGCAGGCTTTAGGTGTTCGTGGTGGCATATAAACTCCAGTAAAAAGCCCCGCGAGTGCGAGGCTAATAATTTGTTTAAATTCTCAGTGTCAGTCTAACTTAATGAGTTTTACAGGCTTCTCACCCGCTTCGGCACACCAGTTGTTATATTCGTGCACGGCTCTCATCAATTCACTATCATAGTGACTGACCTTCTCTACAAGGTCAGTAAGAGATTGTGGGTCAAACTCAACGAGTTCTGGTGGGACGCGATTAATATCCCCTTTCTGATGAAGGGAGTAAACGGATGATCGTAAATCCCCTATAGCTTTCATCCGCTCAGCATGAAGCGCTTTTATTTTTTCGTTGAGTATTTTGCAGCGCCCAATTGCTTCGTAGTTTAGTTCAGACATTCCGGCCTCCTGTTTTCAGGGGTTACATTTTAACCGATAGCTACAGCATCATCGCAGACACTCAGGGAACGCCTGCTGTAATGTACTAACTGGATTAACCGGCTGTAATCACACCATGCCGGGTAAATACATTTGCACTTCATTCACTACTCGCTCACGAGCAACGTGAAGCAATCTTTTCCGCCCACCAACGCCCCACTTAGCCATTTGACTTGCGCACTAGCTTATCGCTTTGGTTTCCGTGTTGATGATGTGATCGATTCTATTCAGACGAGACATGGCACCAACGCCGAGACGGACAACCGTTTTGAAAACTTCATAAACTTCGATTTCAAATTCCGGCTTAATCCATGCTGCATATCTGATTGCCAGTAGTTCAACACCCCACACACCAGAATCAACCCCACCCTTTATTACTTTAAGTGGTTGAATTTCTTTCAAAGCTCTTTTTTGAGCTTTGGCTTTTAGTGCTGAAATGAACCGTTTAATCTGTGCACTCCTCAGAAAATTACTGGGGCGTTGAGATTCAGTTGCCTCGCCATTTGCAACTGCTGCTGCATGAAGATCGTTTAAGTTGTAGCGTCCGTCCTCATCAACACGAACGGACACACCATTGACAATAACTGTTGGGTACTTCATCAGTGATCACCTTTTAGTGATGAACCTTGTCACACAGGATTCCGGCCCACAGAAAGGCACCGATCACCAAACCGGCATCCTCAAGGGTCATCCTGAAAGGTTCTGTGTTCAGAAGTCGCGCGTGTGAAGCGCATTTACTGCGGATATAAAAACGCCCCGCATTACGAGGCATTTTCATGAAAGTCACTTGTCAAATTTCTATGTGATGGAAATTATTTCAGGCACTGTGTTCTGATATAGTCCTGCGCCCCTTCCAGTTGCTTTTGCATTGTTGTCACTCGCTCTTTGAGGGTGAAATAATCCCGTTGAGCGGAGTCTGCCAGTCTGGGGCGGGCTGCATTATCCACGCGGGCGGCGGAGGTGGATTTACCTGTCGACACTGCGGGACAGGTGGCGTTGACGAGCAGGCGACGACGGCCAGCGGCGACATCATCGCGCAAAGCATCATTCTCAGCTTTCGCATCAGCGAGCTCCTTTGTATATCTTGCATCAAGGGCGGCAACGTCACGCTGGCGCACCTCCATATCGCTGATAGTCTCGTTCGCCAGCGTCAGACTATGACTGGCGGTATCACGCTGCGATTTATACTGAATGGCGTTGTCGCGGTAATGGTCTGTTGTCCATGCAAGTACAGCAATCAGCAAAGTCACTGAGAGTTGCAACCAGTATTTTTTCAGCAATACAGGTAACAGATTCATACCAGCACCGATTTTGCTTTTTCAAAGCGCTCTCGCCTGTCACCGATGCCGTTCTGCCCTCCGTTAATGATCTGCGTAACGCGCACCAGGTCGCCGGAGTATTTCAGACACCCTCTAGTCACAAAAAACCACGCTGCGGAACGGGCGGCATGACGATCCAGTTCAAGCTGTCCCGGATTCGCCACCAGATCCAGTTTCAGGGCAACGCCGCATCTGGTGTAATTCTCCAGCCCGGTAATCTGGATAAGCCCACGCCCGCGATACTTCCAGCCATCTCCGGCGTCTTTGTTACCCATGCGGCCACCGTAAACTAGATTGGCTATTTGCGGCTGGTGGGCCACCTGCTTACCATCGACACGCCCCAGCATTTCACACTGATACGGCGTCAGGCGTTTACCAAAGGTTTTCATCAGCCCATCTACCGAGTAGTTGAAGCTCTCGACCAGCGAGGTAAAACCAGCAGATTCATGCCCAACTTGTGCAATGAACATGGCCTGATCCAGTGGTGCAGTAATACCGAATTCGCTCATTGCCGCCGTAATATGCGGATACCAGCGCGCAGAAAGCCCGGCGCTAATACCAGCCGCCTGCTGAAATTGGGATTCATTCATGATTAAACCTGTGGGGGGTTACCACCGCCAAAGCGGTTACTGAAATACGTTGAAATGATGGTGCTGATTTTCTTCACGCCGATAAATCCGATAGTGCCGCCAATGGCTATTGTCAGACTTTTCGGCACATCAAAATAATCCAGCGCAGAAACCGCCGTCAGGGTCAGGGAACCACACAGCAACCCTTCAAACAGCGTTTCTTTCCAGCTGCTGCCGTTATAGACCATGCGGAAAAACGCAACAACGATTGCCATAACAACGCCGCCAATGGGTACGTCTCCCCGCCACCAGCTTTGAAAAAGTTCGATCCAACTGTCCCACGAATGGGGATCAAAGTGCATTTTCATGACCTCCCCCTGTCCGGGAGACTGTTTACCCGGGTATCGGGTGAGTGGAAAAAGAAAAGGCCGCCAAACAGCAGCCTGTGAATGGTTGCCGCGCGGTGGCGGCGTTTTCCCCGGTTTGATATTGTTGATTCGCCAAAAACACAACGTTAAACGGGGTAAAAATGAGTAATTACTCAGACCTTTTCCAAATCATCAAGATCAGAGTTTGCCAGAACAATGATTTCCCAACTTATTCACTGGCAGGAACCAATAACTACCGCGCCAGCCAGGTATGGTATCGAATCGGACAGATATTCACCCTTGAATGCGTCCTCGCTGAATACAGAAGATGCTGCTCATCAGATTATTACCTGCTGGACAACGAAAAGGCACTTCACCACCTTATTTTTCAAATCACAAAGTGGAAATTGGAGGATATCAGAGGATTATCTCTTAATGACAGTCTGTTTATTATTTCAGACAGGCTAAAACCTGATTACATGCCAGCAGAAGCTGCGCAATTTCTCCGCTCGCTGAAACTGCCAGTCAATCATTATTCTGTTGACGATTTCTCGGAAGCGGACTGGGATCCCAGAGAAAACTCAGTTTTCCTTTAAAACCACCAGCAGACATTCGTTCAATTTCTGCTGAAATCTCATTTAGCCGTTCCTCAAGGGCGGCTTTTTCATTTACCAGTTGATTATAGTAGGTCAGGTGAAGTTTTTGCTGCCCTAACCAGTCTTCAAGTTGTTCGGGCGTCATGCCAGGGTTAAAAAAATAAGGCTGCTGTTTACCATCTTGCATTACAGGCTCCCAGAAACGCAAAAACCCCGCAAAGGCGAGGTTTCGTAATTTTAATTGACTTGCTTTTCGTCGCTGCCATCGCGGCGCAGCTTTGCCAAGCATGGCTGAATCATAGACTTTTTTTACCTGTTTTCAAGATATTTTTTCATTTTGCTTTCTCATTGCATCCCTGAATGCGAGAAATACAGCACAATTAAAGTGATTCACACACCATCGCACACGGTCTTCGGCTTGTTTTCTGGTCAACCACGGCGCTATCTCCTGAAGATATCGTCCGATGTCACTCACTCGCTTACGACGCGCATAAAAATCAATACCGACGACAAATACCGGATCGTCTTTACTCAGCGCCGAAAGGATGCACCTTTCAACAAAGTCGCTTTCTTCGATGCGCATTTCTTTATTCAGCAGATCGGCTATAGACTGCTTCGGCCACAATATCTGGCGGGCCATAGACAAAAGCGCTTCGCCTTTATATCCGATCTTTCTCAGCCCCTTGATTGTTTCCGTGATGCGTTTTGCTTCATTATCCGTCCATTCTTCATCCTGCAGGCAACTCCAGAACCCACAGCAATCAAGCATGGCCTCTTCTGACGTTCTCCCTCCGTAACATTCCCCCCAGACAGACAGTAATGATTTAACCCACGCACTCTGGACTGACGTAAGCGGCCTGAATTTTCCCAGCCAGCTCTTGCGCGGCGCGGCAGCGGCTTTTTCTATTGCGTTACGATGTTGACGGCGTTGACGTGGTGTCATTCCTTACCCCTTAACTCAGTACACCAATCGCCAGTGCGCGATCGATAAAACGAAATATCAACTCCAGTTGAGAGCCGTATTTCTCTTCGAATGCCACGGTGTCCGCATGTAACTCATTGTGATGCGTTCTGCACAACGGCAGCACAAAGAGGTCATGCGCCTTTGTTCCCATCCCTCCCTGACCGTGGCCTAT